TTGAGATTTCTTTTATAAAGAGTTCATAGGCCTTGGTATCGTATTCTTTAAGTGATGATTTGATAATACCTACCATTTTTGTCTGCATCTTTAGTTTTCTACTAGAAGCACCTTTATGTATTAATTCTTCTCCACCATTCTTTTCTGTAAACCAATCTTTTAACTCTGGATATATTTCTTCACCAAGTGTCAATAGAAACTTTGATTGTGTATCACCTTTGTATCTTAGATATGGTTTCATACCATCATACATAGATGCTCCCTTAATGTTTCCATATAGAGAAGTAGTTTCAAATAGACAAAACTCAGTATCATATTTTTTATTCAACATTCTACGAGTATCGTGAGAACAACAAATGGCTGCAAGTAATTTACCACCTAAGCAATTAAATCCAAAAGGTTGAACTGGTACAATATTAAAACCCATAATCGCTCTTCGATTAAAAATATCTAAATCTGGAACTCCATCCAAATAATCATTTCTAGGTTTAGAATTTATCAATGGAGAACCATAACGAATAAAACCAACAATCGTATTTGTGGTTGTTTCTTTGACAACACATTTAAGTGTCTTGCCAGGATTTTCATCTGGACTAAATGATGCAGTTTTTTCTAAAAGTGTATCGAATAATTTTGTTGGTATTTGCACTACAGAAAAATTCATATCTTCTGGATGCATATCAAATTCTTGAAACAAATCATCTTCCATACTCATACCAGGCAAAGGTGATGGAATATTTCTGACTCTTTCTATTTTTCTTGCACGAAAATAATCGTCAATACGTTTGAAATCTTTAAAATATTTCATCAACTTTGTAGCTGCGTATATCGAATCTTCTCTATTTAATATCATCCAAAGAAATCCTCTAGTGTTCCTTGTGTTCCATAACTTTGATCTATTTTCCAAAGAATCTTATCTGTAATAAATTTCAATGGTTCAATAAAACTTTTCTCGAATTGTACATTATAATCTATTATCTTATGAAAGTCAAGTTCTTTTGGTAATTCTGTTATAAAAGATATTGCACTTGATTGATAAATGTTTGGTAGTTTAAGATGTAAAAACTTAATCTTGTCGCCCTCTTGAATATAGGGATATTTTCTACTCAACTTATTCTTCTTGACCAAATGGTTATACAAAATACCACCCTTACAATGTATAGGAGCTCCCTTTGCAAACAGACTGTCAGATGATGAAAACTTTGATAATCCATTAACACTTCTTGGATATGCAATATCTTCTGGTGGTAAACTCATAAATTCTTCTCTAAATTCTTGTATAAAAGTGTTTAGCATTTTCTCATCATTACTCATAATAATATTGAGTGCATCTTTAATCTTTTGTCTACATGGTGCAGGCGTACTTGACTTCACAGCTTCAATACCCATAATCTTTAGTTGTGGTTCTTTATATCTAACACCTTCAACATCATGGGCGTGTAAAATATATCTTTTCTTCGCAGTCCAAATACCCTTGTCTGCAATCACTTCTCGTTTCATTTGCATCTTCTGTGCATATGCGTTTGTGTATTGAGCCAGTTCTGCATAAGACTTATCTATAAATGGTTCTAGTTTTTCTTTTGCAATTATGTCTAAGAAGTCTACTATATTATTAGGTTTAAACTTTTCTACCAACTTGTCAAATGTTACATAGATTGAGTCAGTATCAGATGCAATCACATAGTCTTTGTTATCTGTACCAAGAAGATTATTCATATATTCATTAACCTTGTTCTCAATCCAACGTATCGACAACTGACCAGCAGTAGTGATACCCTCTGCAATTAGCAAGTCATAATAACGAAACCACTCATTACCAATCGCACCATAAGCTGAGTTAAGAGATATCTTCTTTGCCATTTGTATGTTATCATACTTCGATATGTCTTTGAGAAGTTTGGGGTCTTTTGTATTCTCATATTCTTGTTTAGATTGCAACATTAGTTTCTTGTACTTCACACGATCATTGTACATACTTTCCATTATCTCAGGAAGAAACCCCTTTTTTGTTGTTTTGAACAATGCACCATTTGGTGTAATAGTTGCTTTCTTCAGAATAGAAGTGTCTGTTTCTTTTTTAAGTAATTTGTCAACAGACATACCTTTAACTTTTTCTTGCGAAACAAGAGTTTCTAAGGAAATATTATATTGCATAATCAGATGTGGATATAGTGAGTTCAAGTCAAAAGACATAACCCATTTATGCATACCAACTTGTGGGTCTTTTACATATGCACCCTCAAACTTTTCTGACTTTTGTGATTTCTTTTTCTGAGGAATTACTATATTTTTACTACGCAAATAATTGTAAATAAGAATATCCCAATATTTAACAGAACCAAGAACATCCATATAATTTACTTTAGCTTCATAGGCCATAGTAAGAAGTAATTCAATTAACTTCATTTTATCTTCTAGCCTATCAACAAGTTCAACGTCTGTTATATTATATTCAATAAAGGATTGATAATCTTTTGTATACCAATCACGAAATGTTTCATAAGGATTTCCATCTTTACGTTCACCTAGTTCAACAAATGCAATATGATCTAGTCGATATGACTCTTGAGATGTATAAGTAAATTTTCTATAAAGATCAAGATAATCTAAATTTGCAATACCTTGAATATCAAAGATTTGATGATTTCTACCCATCTTAAATATATTACGATCAGAAACACTTCGCCATGGCGATAATCTTTTAACTTCATCTTCACCACAAATATTAATGATACGATTGCAAAGATAAGGAATATCAAAGAACTCTGTGTTCCAGCCTGTGATAATATCTGGTAAATTACGTTCCCAAAATACAAGAAATTCCTGTATCAAATGTCTTTCACTCTCACAATTTATATAATGCACATCTTTACGTTCATTCTTAAAATCACCAATACCCCAAACAACAATTTCTTTTGTCTGGTGGTTTTTAATTGTAATGGAAAGTAATGGTTCTATAGCATCAATAGGATTAGGAAAACCATTCTCACACGCAACCTCAATATCAATGGTTACAATAAGAAGTTTTTCTATATCCCAATCTACACTATTAGGATACTGATCTGCAATATAAGAATATTGATGGAGAGTATTACCAAAAACTAAATGTGATTGACTCTTATAATTATCAATCCACTCATTAGCTTCTTTCATTGTTTCGTGTTTTACTGGTGTTACATAATCACCAGTAAGAGTTTTATAATTTGTAGGTTTTGCAACTTTCATATACAAAGTAGGAGAGTATTTTATCCTTCGACAAATCCTATCTCCGTTTGCAAATTCTCTTAATAATAATTGATTACCCCAACGAGTAATGTTTGTATAGAATCTCATAAAATAAATGTATCACAAAAAAATGTATTTGTCAATAACCTAAACGATCTAATCTCTTTTTTAAAGTTCTTTGGTATCTCTTTATACCTTCGGCCTTTTTTCTAGCTCTCTTTGAAGAAGGTTTTTCAAAATACTGTCTACTTTTTATTTCTTTTAAAAGACCTTCTTTTTGTATCTTCTTCTTTAAAGTTCTAATAGCTTGTTCTACGTTATTATCTCTTACTACAACAAACATTAATTATTAATCTCTACCTTTTCTTTTAAAAAAATTTCTTTTGAATGTTCTTTTTTTAATACGTCAAGTTTATCTTGAGCAGCTGCCATTGTATCAACAAGTTTATCCATTTCTTCAAAATGTTGTGGGTGTTCTCCTATACCAACAGAATTGTTTAGATAAACATCTAAAGTTACTTTGGCTTGTTTATATTCAGACTCATATTTTGTTCTAAGAGCATCTATCATATCTGTTTTTAAAGTCATAATTTTCTCCAATTTTCTTTATTCATAAAATGTTTTAAAATTTGTTTTGTAATACTTTTTCCACTTAATGCATTTTCTATTCCAGCATATCCAAGATTAGCATTAACTTCTAAACAATAGGGTTTTTCTTTTTCTCTATCTTTAGAAGGAATTAAATCCACACCAACTAGATTACATTTAGAAGCCTTTGCAATTTTTATTGCTTCTGTCTTTTCCAAATCTGTTAGTTCTATTTCTTCAGTTTTTGCACCTAATGATGCATTGCTTCTAACATCTCCCTTTATTACAATTCTTTTCATTGCACCCATAACTTCTCCATTACAGACTACAACTCTCATATCATAATCGGTTTCAATATATTCTTGTATTATGATAGGTAGGAACTTATTATATAAAAGAATCATCTGTACCATAGCTTTTAATGAACGCATACTCTCAATAATAACAACACCAACACCTGTCTGTGTTCCTGTAGAAGATTTTAAAATTATAGGAAATTTGGTATCTAACTCTTTAAAGGCTTGTTCAGCACCTTCAGAATGTACTATAGATGTAGTTTTAGGAGTTCTAATATCATTATTAGTAAATACTGTATGTGTTAATTGTTTACTTGTACAAATATCATAACCTTCTAAACTATTAATTATAAAGTAGCCATCATATTCAAATTCTTTAATCATATCATACCAAGAACGACTACTAGTAAAACCAATAGTACCCAAACCTCTTGG